CAGGCCGTGGCCCCGATACTGCAAGACATAAACGAGAACCCGTACCTGAATGCTCTACCTTTCGACGAGCTGTACGACTATGGCTCCGAGGCCGTTAAGGATCTACCGGCACGGCTGCGGTTCATGGGCGGCGCTCTTCTGGATAGCACTGGGCTGTAATGATCATCGAATCGGTAGCCGCCGCCAGCGCAATCCTCAGCTCTATCAATGGACTTATTAAGCAGGTCAACGAGACTGGTTCTGGCGCTCAACAGCTTATGGGCACCATCTCCGACTTCGGTGAGGCGCTGACCAACTTTGAGATTGAGCGCAAGTCCAGCACCTTCAAGCCTCTATCGCAGAACGATCTGTTCAAGATCACCCAGCTCCGCAAGCAGCAGGAGCGTTATTGGAAGGACATCCATGATCTGCTAGTCGCCTTAGATCCCGAGCTTCTTGCAGACTTCGAGCTAGCCAAGGCCGAGCAGGAGGCAGCTCGGCAGAAGCACATGGCGATGCTGGCGAAGAAGCGCAAAGAGCGAGAGAAGCTGAAGCAGCAGATCACCGTGGGGTTGGGGGTCTTCATCGTCGGCGGAGGTGTCTCGGTTGGGCTTATCTATATAGTAATCAGGGTATTCACATAGGGAGCAAACATGCCAACACCACGGAAAGGAAAAGCGAAGGTTAAGGTCACCGCCTCTGGTAAAAAGGTGAGCTACGGTCAGGCCGGTAAGGCGAAAGGCGGCGGCCCACGGGTCAAGCCCGGCACCTCAAAGGGTGACAGCTACTGCGCCCGGTCGCTGGGGATCAAGAAGCGTCTGCCGAAGAAGAAGCAGAACGATCCCAACACACCGAACAACCTCTCGCGCAAGCGCTGGAAATGCTCCGGCGCAAAGTCTAGGAGAAGCTGATGCCCGGAAAGAAGAAAGGCTTGTACGCCAACATTCACGCAAAGAAGAAGAGAATCGCCGCAGGCTCAAAGGAGAAGATGCGGAAGCCGGGCAGCAAGGGCGCACCCACTGCTAAGGCCTTTAAGCAGGCCGCAAAGACCGCCAAGAAAAAGAAGAAGTGAGCCAAGTGAGTACCATCGGTCTGTAAGTGACTGATTTGTTTGGCCCCTGATCCCACCCATCATGGGGCCGATTTACTCACAACGCATAACAATCAATAACTTAGCCTCACTAAGCCATTGATCCGCCTGCCCTAAAGCCCTTGTCAATACACGCTTGTCAACGTAGACTCACGCTCAAACTGTACCAGAGGGTGTACCAACATGGGTGTGATACAAAAGCGTGGCGAGAGCTACAGAGTCCTGATCCGCAAGGCTGGAATGCCAGCCATCTCCAAGACCTTCCCGAAGAAGGCACTGGCTCAGGCGTGGATGACCGAGACCGAGGCCAACATCGCCAAGGGCAACTACCGCGAGGATCAGATGAACTTCGGCAGGTGCGTTGATAAATACATCGACGAGTACGGCCCCTTCGGTGACACCAAGCAGGGTGTGCTGCGTCTGGTGCAGCGTAACCTTGGGCACCACAGCCTCAAAGACCTCAAATCCTCGACGCTGATCAGCTACGCCAACGGCAGGGCAAAGACCGCGCAGGCCAGCACGGTGCAGCAGGACATGATCTATGTCGGTGTGGTGCTCAAGGCCGCCGAGGCCGCATGGGACTGCAAGCCCAAGATCGATGAGTACGAGAAGGCCATGCACTTCCTGAAGTCCAAGCAGGTCATTGCCGAGTCCAACGAGCGAGAGCGGCGCGTCACTGACGCTGAGATCGATCAGATCTTGCAGCACGCAGACACCCGGCTGCCGCTGGCAGACTTGATCAGGTTCAGTGTGCTGACGGCCATGCGGCGCGGTGAGGTGTTGAGCATGACATGGGACGAGCTGGGCGATGAGGGGCGGAGCATCGGGCTGTGGCGCAAGCACCCGGAGGGCAAGCGCTACTCGCGTGTCCCGCTGCTGGAGGAGGCCGCCGAGATCATACAGCGCCAGCCCCGCACCGACTCCCGGATCTTTCCTTATAATCCAGAAACGGTGTCCGCAGCGTTCCAGCGCTCAAGGAACCGCGTCGGCCTCGATGTCCGCTGGCACGATCTGCGTCATGAAGGGTGCAGCCGACTGTTCGAGCTGGGTCTGGACGCCATGACGGTGGCGCTATTCTCAGGCCACCGGGACATCAACATGCTGCGCCGGTACACGCACCTCAACGCTACTCAGGTTTTGCAAAGACTTGGCTCTCGATGAGCTTGCCCAAGTACCACGCGGCCTTCCTCAGATCCTCCACCGGGGCGTCCTTGTAGCGCCAGCGGTGGAGATACTTCTTGATGTTCCCCTCTAGGTAGTAAGGGAATCCGTCACCTAGATTGTCCTCCAGATACTTGATGCACTCGATCTGCCCGGTGTTGTAGTGCGGTGGGTGGTTCACTGTGTCTGTCCTGCTCTCGACCCACTCAGCAAAGGCTGTCTTGTTCTCGCTCATTGGTTGTGTGCTCCACTTTTGGTTGTAATTTGCTGCAAGCCTTCAAGCCGCCGGGCCTCAAAGAATGCCTCCACGACTTTACGGTCTGCCACTCGCTGCTTGCCCAGCCGGTAGGTTGGCAGCGGGAACTCCTCGCGGGAAATCGCGTTTAGGAGACCTCCCTTGCTGATATTAAACAGCTCCGCCAGCTCATCGGCTGTCAGGTATGGACGCTGCATTAGTAGCCCTCCAAGAACCGGGTCAGCTTGGTGCTGCCAACGGTGTACTTTTTCTTCTGCGGGCTGCTGAAGCGCAGCACCATCTCGTTGCCCTCCCGCGTGGCGTGATTGGCCCACGTTTCTGGCCTCACCCACAGGAAGTCATACGACAGGCTGAAGGTGTTGGTGCGAACCGCGATGATGGTGCTGACATCGCTAATTACCGACATGCTGAAGGAGGCGGTAAGGCTCTCTTTCTTGCCCTCTGCCTGCCGCACAGCGATGTGGTTCTGCTGACCTTGGTAGATCGTGACGATGTCTACGTTGTCGCTATCGTTGTCAAAGGCGGCGCTGTATCCCTTCTCGATCAGGAACGCCATCAGCGCGTAGACGGCGGAGTCCTGACGGCCTGCGGCCTCGCGCCTCTTCTCGATCTCCCCGTGGGATGTGCCCAGCGCCAGCCAGACATAGTCCACGCCCAGTAGATCAGCCAGCTTGCGGCCCACCGGCGACTTGGGCTTGCTCTCCCCAGAGAACCACTTGCGTACAGCCTCTTGGGATACCCCAAGCCGCTGCGCTATGAAGGTCTGCTGACCCTTTCCGTACTCTGGTATGTCGGGGTTTTCCCGACACGCCTGCAATAACCGCGTGTAAAACTCGCTCACGATCACCCTTAAATACAACTCGATGTTGTATATATCCTACACTGTCAACCATGGGTTGTCGCCTTCCGTAATTGTTCGACGAATGTAAGCAGGTGATCCTGCGCGACATCCTTGTCGTTCAACACGTCGCTGACCAATCTGTCGGCGTCAGTGTCCGCCAGCAGGTGGATCACGCGAACTGGGCGCGTCTGGCCCTGACGGTGCAGTCGGGCGTTGAACTGCTGATACAGCTCAAGGCTCCAAGACAGACCAAACCACACTATGAGACTTCCTCCTTTTTGGAGGTTCAGTCCGTGACCGGCACTGGCAGGGTGCGCCAACATAACGGCTACGTCGCCAGCATTCCAGCGATCAATCAGCTTTGTGTCTTTTTTGAGAACCACTGCACCTTTTATCGCCTTGCAGATCCTCTCGGCGTCGGCTTGGAAATTATAGGCCACAAGCACCGGCTCGTTGGCGGTCTCGATAATCTCTTTCAGTGCCTCGATCTTGGCGTCGTGCAGCACCTCGTAGCCGTCATCGGTGTAGAGGGAGCCAGAGGATACTTGCAGGAGCTTGTTGATCTTGACTGCTGCGTTGGCGGCAAGCACCTCTCCGCGCTCCAGCTGGATCAGGAACTCGTCCTGCATCTGCTTGTATGCCTTCTGGGCCTTGGGCGGCAGCGACACCACCACGTTGCTGTCGATGCGCTGAGGCAGCTCAAGGTAGTCCTTGGCATCCATCCGAAGAACCAAATCGGCAACCCTCTCCTGCAACAGATCAACGCGGTCAGGTCTGACTTCGTACTGCGACCATTGGGGGTTGCCGACTTGGCGGCAGTAGGTGTCGAGGAACTTACCTCTGGTATCTCCCAGTCGCTTGCCTTTATCGAGCAGGTAGATCTGCGGCCACAGCTCCATCAGGCTGTTGGGTGCCGGTGTCCCGGTTAGTTGCACCATCCTCTTGATGGCCCCAGACTTCACCATCTGACGCAGTGCCTTCCACCGCTGACTGCTGTGACTTTTGAAGCTGCTGCTTTCGTCGATTACTACGGCGTCGTAATGCCAGTCGCGCTGCAAAGCGTTTACCAACCAAGGTACATTCTCCCTGTTAATAATGTGGATGGGCGCAGAGGAGTGCATCGCCTCCTCGCGCTTGGCGGGGCTGAGTCCGGCGATGACTGAGAAGCGTAGCGGTCTCAGGTGTCTCCAGCTCTGAATCTCTGTCGGCCATGTGTGCTGCGCCACTCTCAGCGGGGCTATGACCAGAACCTTCTTTATCTCCTTGGTGACAAGCAGATCGACCAACGCGGTCAGTGTGCTCACGGTCTTGCCCAAGCCCATGTCTACCCAAAGCGCCGCGTTTTGATTGTCCTTGATGAACTGCGCGGCCCGGAGCTGGTACTGGTGTAAATCCTTGTGGTCTAAAATAGCAGCTTTCCTTGCTCAATCTGATCGACGACATAGACGTGGAATCCATGCTCTTTCAGTCTCTTATGTATAGCGTGCTGGTATGGTGTGGGCTTCTTGCCCGGTGCCTTGAACTCGATCATCAGGCACTCGCCGTCTTTGAAATAAATCATATCCGGCACGCCGCGCTGCGAAGGTGATGTCCACTTGAAGGCAAGCCAGCCTCGATCTCTAGCGTAAGCGTTGACTGTCCTTTCAACGTGGGATTCCCTCACTTGCGGTACCTGTTGGCCTCATAGCCCTCCACATCCACCGGCAGGCCGCTGGCCCAGTCGGGCAGCTCGCACATCAACGTGTTGAACTCATCAAGGGAGCCGTGACCGATCTTGGTGTCGGCAACGATCTCATCATGAACTGTCATAATGGGGTCGTAGCCTGCGGCGTCGAGCTTGAGCAGCGCGTGGGCCAGTAGATCCCGGGCAACCGCCTGAGTAATCGACTGCACCAGCGAGCCGCCGTAGGTCTCGATGATTCCCCACTTGTGCGTAAAGTTATTCATCCCTTGGTATGTGATCTTGTTGTTGATCAGCTCCGC